TTCAAAAAATTATTAGAACTCTTAAGCAGGGGATGAGTCCTAAAAAAGCAAATGGATTCGCATACATTAAAGCTCCGCATACATTCTTTCTAAGTTATGAAAATATCAATGGACCACAACCATTCTTAAATAAATTTAAGGAGTGTGCTTTAACGGGAATGGCAGTAAATTATACTCCCGATGGAAACTATGCAACATACTATGATGGATCAATGGTTTCATATACAGTGACTTTAACGTTCCAAGAACTTGAACCTGTATTTGATTCTGATTATGGTAATGATTACGACAACATAGGTTACTAAAAATGGGTTACTTCAATTACGTTCCAGACTTTAACTATGTCGATAGAAATATCGGTGCAAAAATTGGCGATTACACCAGAGTTAAAAATCTTTTTAGAAGAATTAAACTCAAAGAGGATGTTTTCCAAGACTCAACAAATTTTGAAAAGTATCAAATCAAAGGAGATGATCGTCCAGACAACGTTGCTCAAAAAGTATATGGAGATCCAGAATTAGACTGGTTGGTACTGATAGCAAATAATATTATCAATATTCAAACTGAATGGCCAATGCCGCAACTTACATTTGATTCATACATTCTTAACAAGTATGGTTCCTATGATAATGCGAATGCTATTCATCATTACGAAACTATCGAAGTAGTAAATTCTCAGGGAGTTGTTATTATTCCTGCTGGTCTTAGAGTAGATGAAGGTTCTTCATATTCTTATTATGATGCTTTTGATCGGAGTTATGATTCAACTGGAGATATCACAACTCCAATTACAAACATAGTCTATGAAGAAGGAATAGAAGAAGCAAAGAGAAATATTTTCCTCCTTAAGCCCAGATACCTAAGTGTTGTTCTTGATGATATTGAAAAAGAAATGGGATACAAAAAAGGTTCCTCTGATTATATCAGCGGAACCTTGAAATCATCTAGCAATATTAGATTAACTACGTAATCACTCTTCAGCAAGACGCTGGAAGTAACTCAGAGCATCATCTTCATCTTCGTTAGAAGAAGAAAGGTTGTTAAGTTGCTCACTCAGGTCTTGAGGAAGTTCCGACTTTTGAGAACGAGAACCGAAGTCGGGAGTATAGGAACCACGATCATTATCCTCATCATTAACTTCCTCATCAAGGCGAGGACGTGATGCGGGCTTCTGACCCAGAACATACTTCAGACGCTTCTCAAGATCCTCATAGGATTTGAACTGGTCGGGAGCAGTAATTGCTGCGAGAGAATACTGCTTCTTCCAGAGTGCTTCCAGAGCATCATCATCATCCAGCAGAGGACCAGGACGATCAAACTCGGAAGAGTCATAGTTCCAGTAACCTGCAACCTTCTTCAGTTTCAGTTTAAAGTTAGCACCTTGCCAGAAGTCAAAAGGATTGATAGGAGTCTCATCCTCAAACTCAGGTTGCATGGCTTCCATAATCTTGTCAAAGATCTTTTTACCATACTTGTAGAGGAAAACTTTACCTTCGTTTTCAGGATTAGCAGCATCCTTCACAACATAAATGTTGCTATAGAAGGACAGTTTACGCTTCTGCTTACGAACGGTATCTTTATCGGAATCGATACCACTGTTCCAGAGTTCACGATTGTACTCAGAAACAGGATCCTTGCCACCAGTCGTGGTCAGGGAGTTTTCGATATACCAACCACCAGGGCCTTGGAAGGCATGGGAGTACATTTTGACCCAAGGGAGATCTTCTCCATTAGGTGCGGGGAGGAAACGGATAACAGCATAACCGTTACCAGTCTTATCCATTTCGGGTTTCCAGAGACGGTCATCACCACCGCCACCAGAGTTGTTTACCTTCTCAACTTCTTTGACCAGTTTGGCGGTCAGAGAACCAAGAGAAGACTGCTTCTTAAGATCAGCAAAAGACATTCGGATTACCTCGGATTTGTACGTATTTGGCTTGTGTGTACTTCGTTATTCTACAGGTCAGAACCAGTCTTGTCAATCTGTTTCTTCATGGTTTCCAGGAGTGCTGACATGTTATTAAAGATAACATTCATATCAACATTCTCAGGCATACCCATAAGAGTAGCAGACTCACAAATTCGATTCTTCATTTCGATTGCGTCGGGATCATCAGACAAGCTAAGACGCATATAAAGAGTTTTCTGTTTGTTCAGAAGTCTCTCCAGCATCTCAACATGCTCAACTTTTTCCTCTTTGTTCATAGATGGAAACTTAAAAACATTGTTATAAATTTCCTCTTGAAGTTCTGAGATCTCTACCATCTCAGCACGAACAAATTCAGAATCAAAAAAACTCATTTAACTCTCCCTAAAACAATCTCCTTTAGAATCTTTTTGTATCGAAATACATCTATATGTAGGAAAGAAGAATATTTTTTTATTCTCAAACTTACGGTTTCCCACACTGGATCAGACAAGTGCTTATCAAAATCTTGTCTGTACCCAAGTATTCTATCAAGAATAACCATAGTCTCAATAGATACATCACCTCTCAGATAGGCTTTAAGGATTTCTGGATGGCGAGAACCATCCCTTGCGAACATAGAATCAAAGTTACCATCAGCAAAGACAGTTTCGATCTCTTCTTTAAAGATATAAGAAAGAGATTGAGTTCTTTTCTTCCATGCGGTGTATCTACCATCACCTTCGCGAATCATTTCTCCAATCCAAAGTTTGCTTGGATCGGCACAGGTAATAAAGTTGGATACAAAAAATTCGATCACTTCTTGGTCCGACTTGTTTCGCGCAAGTTTCTCAAACCAGAAGCGATCTTTTCTTTTGTAAAAAGATTGTACGGTCGCACGACTTTTTCCACAATACTTGTGGTAATCGTACTTATCTTTCGTGAAGTGATTCTTCAACGAAAGATATTGTTTATAAGCATCAAATGGCATCATTCATCAAAGTGGTAGTTTCGCTCTAGAGCTCCTCTTCAGAAAATTAAGTTCAATTGCTTCATACTTAATCTTCTCTTTTAATGGTTTTGAAATTAACTTTGAAACTGATTCAAGATCAATACTATTTTGATCGCAAAAATAAATCACAGCATCAATGTACGACATGTCACTATTGTTCGACACGACGTTTTCAATTTCCTGAGTAAATCTAGATGGGCAATAAAATTTCTTTTCTAATACCTTCTCTAGTTCATTCTCCATGTGCTGACCCAATATTGTGATGTACAAACTCTTTAATGTATCTAACTAATAACTTAATATAATCCCCTTTGTTTCTTTTGTCAAATACTTGAACTTCGCCACCAGGAGTAACCATAAGTGTGATGAGTTTTTTAATGGGGATTCCAGTCATCTCATAATAAGCAGAAGCATAAAACATCTCCTGAACAAAATAATTCTCAATCCATTTTTCAGGTTTGATTTTTTCTGATGTTTTAAAGTCGATGACTGCCAACTCTCCGTCATATTCGGCAATACAATCAACTCGGCCTGCGAGTCCAAAGTATTCGGAGTAGAGAGTTCTTTCGATAGCGTGTATATTATTTATCTTGTCCAATTCAGGTTTCAAATGATGAAACATGAACTTAGATGCTGGAAGATAATTATTCCAATCAAGTTCTTTGTTTAAAAGATAGTCCTGTGCTACTTCGTGGAAATCAGTTCCTCTTGCTGTTGCCTTCTTAGTAATACGATTTGCTTCTTCAATACCAACTCTTTCTCTCCACTTGACAAAGATCTGTCGGTTATAGAAAGAAGTCACAGACGTGATAGAAGGCACCCAGTCTCCATTAGGAAGATTATAGAGACGGATGCCATTCACTTCTTTTTTGTTCAGTTCAATTTCACCGAGATAATTATGATGAGTAAAGGTCATAAATTAAGTTCCATTTTAGCAAGTAGGTACTCTTTACAGAGGCCAGAACGAACGATGTCATCAACACCAAATTCGATAATATCAACCGATGGCATTGACCTAAGAATAGTCATAAAGTCAATGATGCCATTTCTCTCATTGGTTTTAATGAGGTCTGTTTGTGTAGCATCTCCACAGAACATAATTTTAGAATCTTCACCAACACGAGTAATGATTGAATCAAGTTCGTGGAAGTTTAGGTTTTGGAATTCATCAACGATAATGATTGCCTTGTCAAGAGTTGTTCCACGAATAAAAGATGTGCTCCAGAAACTAATCGTATCCTGAGCCTTGAGGTTGGAATACAACATCTCAAAGTCAGCATCTGTAGGCATCTGGAACATATACTTCACCATATTCTTATATGGAATTTGGTAAAGTGATGATTTATCTTCGTGGTCTCCAGGAAGAAAACCAATCTCCCTAGTTGCTACCAGAGAACGAACGATGTAAATCTTTTCGTATGGAGTTGTTTGGTCTAATACGTCGCACAGTGCGTTGTACAAGGTAATAAAAGTTTTACCTGTGCCGGCAGCACCGTAGGCAACAATGTTCTGATCTTTATCATATGATTCAAACAGAACTTTTTGGTTATCTGTAAGAGGATCAATATCTCTGAGCAAATCAGAGTTAATTGGTTTTTTCCTCTTCATCTGCTTAGCAGTCAATCCTACACCAATAGGTTGATCAGACTTCTTTCTTCTGGGCATACGTGATTAGATGGGGCGAACGGTTGAACCTGGAGCTTTAGATGCTTTACGAAGTACATCATTC